TCGTTTGTTATGGCGATGATCATATTGCTGCCCTTCTGCAAGCGTGTGGTTGGTTTAACCAACTTGCGATAGCAGAAGAAGTGGCGAAGTTTGGCATGACGTATACGTCTGCTGATAAGGAGAGTGAATTGACGGAGTATTCTACCCGAGATAGTCTCGCATTTCTTAAGAGGAACTTCACATGGAGTGAAGAGTTCAAGAGATATGTGGGACAATTAGGTAGGGGTTCTATCAAGAAAGCTTTGTATTTTCGGAAGTTGAAGTCCGGGTGTTCGGAGATTGAACATTGTGCTGATGTTGTGGACAACTTTCAAAGGGAGTACGTGCTTTATGGCCGTGCTATCTATGAGGAGATGTACAAGAAGATGTTAGCGTGTTTCAACCGACCCATTCGGACTTCGAGTGGTGTCGCTATTCCATTGCGGTTTAAGACGTACGATCAGCGCCTTCGTGAGAAGAGCGTTGAGTATGATGTGGACCCTGAGGAATGCGATGTTGATTGTGAGGAGGATGAGTATTGGTCAGGCAGTTGTTCTTACAACATGCTGCGACTGTGCTCGTACTCAGAAATTGCGACGCTCCCTTCAACAAGGAGAGTTGTGAACGATGTGTTTAACACACCGAGGAGACCATGCCTATTTTTGGTCTCACGGGAGTGCTATCGTTCTGGTTGTCGTCGTACTCGTAAAGATGCGATACCGGTATTTACTGGAGGTGTTGGACACACCACATATAGGCTCGCGCTGGTGGAGATGAGCAGTTCCACGTGCGCGGTTATAAAAGTGCTTACTGATAATCGAGTTAAGTTTGAGAGAGATGGAGCAGAGATGAGGAGTAGAGAGATGAGAGATGAGAGAGTGTTTGGATCGCGTGGTGATGCCAGCATCGTGGATGACTCGATATTAACGAGGAACCTCTTTGTTGGGAACTACACGTGGGCGGTTGGAGGTGGTTTGACCATATCTATTGACCCGGGAGCCGTGTGGGCGTCGAACACGCAAGTGGACGCGCGTTTACGCACTAGCTATTTGGTCAGAGCTGATTTTGAGGTCACTGTTACTATATCATCCACACCTTATCACAGAGGTCTTGCGATTATGTCGTTATGGCCCTTTGCGGGTGATGAGTATTTGTCTCCTGTTATTGCTGCATGTGGTGGC